CAGCAAACACCGGCAGCACGTCCGCCACTACGCCCCCAGGCAGTTTCGTGAACTGCTGGAGTGCTCGGGCTGGGCAGTCGTAGGTCTCGGGTGTCAAGTCGGCAAACGTGGGGACGCTGCCGAGGTCGCCTTTAATCACACTGCTGGCCGCACGCTGATTGCGGTTTGTCGCTCAAAATGATCATAAGCCACCGGTGGAAATTCATTTTCATCAAGACGCGAAAGACGGCAGGCTCGTCGATAGAGGCTGCGCTGGCGTCTATTCTAGGCCCGGATGACATCGCGACCGGCTCTGTTCGTGACGGCACACCTCGCCTTAACTGCCCGGACAGAGTCACCGGGCATTGGGGCTGGCGCCGGATCGTCGGACTAGCCAGCGAGGATGCATTTCGGCATTACCGCAGGTTCTGCGTTGAGCGTAACCCCTACGACAAAACGGTGAGCGACTGGCTGTACCACCGCGACCAGTTGCGCGACACCGCGCTGCCGCTGGCCGACTACATTGAGCGCAATGGCCCGAGCGACTGGGAACGCTACACGCAGTCCGGTAAGCCGATTGCCCGTGTGCTGCGGTTCGAAAACATCGCCAAGGAATTTTCCGCGCAGTGCAAGACAATCGGACTGCCAAGAATAGACCTGGAACGATACCAGCTGAAACGAAACCCTGACCGCATGCCTGCCGCTTATTATCACGACGAAATGAGCCGCGCTGCCGTTGCCAGGATTTTCCACAACGAGTTGCGGCACTTCGGATACCAGCCGTGAAGATCATCGCCTTCGAGCCCGACTACAACGAAAAGCACCGCCGGGTACTCCGGGCCCTGGCCGAGGGTATCCCAGGCGCGAGGGTCCGACCGTTGGGCCAATACGAACCCTGCGACATCGCCATCATTTTCGGTGCCGCTAAAGATGCTTATCCGCCGACCTGGCCCAAACGCGAGATCCTCGCAAAACACCAGGGGCGACGGCTGCTTATGGTCGAGTCCGCCTTCGTGCGCCGCGGCGAGTACTATCAAGTGGGGTGGGGCGGCTACGCGGGAAATGCGGACTTCAACAATGACTCCGCGCCGCGGGATCGATGGGAGGCGATGGGCATCAAGACCAAACCCTGGCAGCGCCGACCTGACGGCCCTGTCGTTGTCTGTGGTCAGCTACCGCGCGACACTCAGGTGCAGGACATGGACCACGTGGCATGGTGCCGGCGCACCGTTAACGAATTACGTCGAATGGGCGAGCAGGTCATCTTCCGGCCGCACCCGAGGCAGCAGGACGTATCAATTTACGGCGTGCCGTCACACCTGATCGGCGACGGCAAGATTGGCAAAACACTGGCCGAGGCAAAATGCGTCGTCACGTGGAACTCGACCAGCGCGGTGGACGCGTTGATCCAGGGCGTCCCGGCCATTGCTATGCACCCCAGCTCGGTATCCTACCCAGTCGCCCAGCACGCGCTCGAGGACGTTAAAAACCTGCGCTACCCGTCTCGTCGGCAGTGGCTTGCCGGGCTCGGATATGCGCAATGGACAACGGAGGAGATGCGGTCTGGGTTGCCCTGGGCGCATCTGAACCGCTGACATGGACTTTGACGCGGTCACCGAACGGCACGATCGTATCGCTATTGTTGCTAGTGGCCCAAGCGCCCGAGGTTTCCGCGCTGCGCCGGGCGTAACTGTGATTGCAGTTAACGGCGCGGTAGAGTGGCTGGAGCCCGCACCGGACTATTGGTTTACGCTAGATCCCGGTCATCGCAATCGTAGCCGCATGCGGAATCGCCGAGACGGCGCTGTTTACATCGCGGCGGTACCCGTAGGGTTTGGCACCCAAAAAGCCCCGCTGCCTGTCATGCGACTGCAGGCCCCCGCCGGCGTACGGTACATGCAGCGCATGGCGGGCAACGGGGCTTTGAGTGCGCGCCCGGGGTTGTCAGATGACCCCCGCCGGATCCACACAGGTAACAGCGCGTACGGTGCCCTGGGCCTGGCGTATCTCATGGGCGCCACGCGTATTGCTCTGTTTGGTGTGGACGCCACGCCAGAACGGCGGGTCGAGGGCGGACGCCCAGGCAACCTATCACATCTGCCCGCGTTGTTTGAAAGTGCGTTGCCGCAGCTGCGGGCCGCCGGGGTGACTGTTGTTATGGCCAGTCGCACCAGCCGTATCAGTTGTTTCGATCGCATGTCCCAAAAGCGGGCGACGGCTTGGCTGGCGGAGTGATAACGCGCATAATAGGCGGAGCAGCGAGGTCTGAAAAATGCCGTTGACATTGGTGACGCCCCCAGTAAATCCGATCCTGTCCCTTGAGGATGCCCGCGCACAGCTGCGGGTCGAGGCGTGCGGATCGCCCCCCGAGCACCCGGACGATGCGCTGATCACCGCCCTGATCGGCATGGTGGCGAGTGAGCTGGACGGGGTGGACGGGTGGCTCGGCCGGGCACTCATTGACCAGACCTGGCTGCTGACGCTCGACCAGTTCCCGGGCGCAGCGCGGCGGCATTTTGTGTTTGACTGGTGCGCGGTGCAGGATCGGCTGTACCTACCGCTGACCAGCCCGCAGTACTCTGGCGCCAGCCCCGCGCCGGCCCCAGTCATTGAGCTGTCGTATGTTGACTGCAACGGCGTGACAACCGTGTTGGCGGAGGGCGACGACTACCGAGTTGTTACAGACAGCGACCCAGTGTTTTTAGAGCCCGCGTATGGTACAGCCTGGCCCGCAACGCGCGATATCGCAGGAGCGGTGCGTCTGACGTATGAGGCTGGCTACGGGCCAGATGCCGCAGATATCCCGGGTACGATCATCAATTACGCGCGGTTGCGACTCGGCCAGCTGTACGAATTCCGCGAACTGGTTATTGCGGGCACCATCGTTGCTGAGATCCCGTTTATCCGCGACAGCCTGGAAAACATCCGACTGCGGGGCTTCAAATGAGGGCGGGCCGCCTGCGTCATTTCGTTTCCCTGCAGCAGCGGGTTGAGACGAAAAACGACATGGGTGAGGTGACGTGGGCGTGGGACGAGGTGTGCCAGATCTGGGCGGAGATATCGGGTCTGACCGGTCGCGAGATGATCGCGGCTCAGCAGGTCCAGTCCCAGGTCAGCCACAATATTTTGATCCGGTGGCGGGCGGGCGTTACGGCAAAAATGCGCGTTGTCGAGGTCTGCGAGCCATTGGTGCAGTACGACATTGTGGCCGTGCTGCCAAACGCTCGGCGAACCGAGACGCGGTTGATGTGCCTGACGCGAGACGCGGAAGGCTGGAGGGGTTGAGCATGGCTGTTGAAGGCGTTAAAGAGCTGATGCGCAAATTCGAAAAGCTGGGCGCAGCCGGCCAAACAAAAGTCCTGCGCGCGGCGTGTCGCGGCGCAGGGGCTGTCGTGCGCAAGCAGGCCCGGGCAAACATCCCAGTCGGATCGGAACCGCACCGGCTGCATGATGGCACCCTGGTCACGCCCGGGTTTGCCCGCAAATCAATCGTGGCTCGCGTGTTTGTAAACAAGAGCAAAGGCACGGTTTCAGTAGCCATAGGCGTTCGAGCCAAAGCGTTTTATGCAGTTCAGTTTGTGGAGATGGAGCGGGGCAACTCGCGGTCGCGGGGTAAACCATGGCTACGGCCGGCGTTCGAAACGACTGAGGATCAGCAGCGCGCGCAGTTTGAACGGCGGTTCCGCGAGGTCATAAACAAAGTGGCCCGGTCATGAGTCTGGAGGCGTCGCTGCATGCGTTTCTATCGGGCGATGCGGGGGTATCCGGGTTCGTTTCGGGCCGAGTTTACCCAGGTGTCATTGTGCAGGGTAGCGAACAGCCGTGCCTGGTGTACAATAAACAGGGGCGAGACAGGCAGCAGCTGTTCTGTGGCACTGACGGGCTGATGATGACCCGGGTAGATATTGATTGCTACGCATCCAGCTACCGCCAGTCCGTCAATCTGGCCAACGCAGTCACAGCGGCGCTGCTGGATTTCAGCGGTACGATGTTTGGGACTCGAGTTCCACGGGTATTTTTGGAGAGTGAGTTTGACCTTTCCGATATTGAGCCCGGTCTGTATCGGCAGTCGCAGACGTGGGCCATTTGGCACCGGGAGTTGTGATGAAAGAGATCATTAAAAAGCGGCTGCGGGAACGCTCCACGTATGTCGGCCTGGCGGTACTGCTGGGCCTGGCGGGCGTTACGGTTCCTGCGGACGCATTGCAAACCATCGGCGCCGGCCTGCTCGGGCTCGTCGGTTTAATTGAGACCATGCGGTCGGAAAAGTGAGGGCGGGGCGATGGAAGACGAAGATATTGGTGAGGGCACGATTGGGGGGTTTAAAGTCTACCTCGGGGACGGGGCCAGCCCGGAGGCGTTTACCGTCTGGTGCGAGGTTTTCAATATCCCAGAATTCGGGGAGACCAATGACCTGGTTGAGATCACGTCGTTTTGTAACGGCGGGCGCCGTCGCTATAAACCAGGGCTGTCGGACGGCCTGGAGGTCGAGTTCCAGGGCAACCACATCCCGAACAGCACAATGCAGGAAGCGCTCCGGGACCATGTGATTAACAAAGACACGGTGAACCTGCGCATCGATGACGAGAATATCAGCCCGGCCGAGCAGTACGTACTGAACGTCGCGGCCCTGTCTTGGCGTATTGGCCCCGTTGTGGACGACCGCAATACGTTCATTTTCGGCGTCAAAATCAATTCCATTGAGGTCCCCGCATGAGCTTGATTGATAACGCGGAGGCGCTACTGTCGGCGGCGTCGCTGAATACTGGCATGGCTACGGTAAAGGGCCGCACGGTC